TTCCCACCGTTTTTCCCACCGTTTTTCCCACCGTTTTTCCCACCGTACTTCCCGCCAGTATTTAAATAGATAGATAAAAAAACCCGCCTTATAAAAGGCGGGTTTTATATCTATAAAAAATAATGGATATTATAATTTTGTAATAGTATAAAAAGATGGTGTGGTAAATCTTTCTCCAGACTTAATTACCTTGACACCATGTAGGTAATTAATATCGCCAGGATGAGCAACTGCAAGCCCAGGTTCTGGCTTTACTTCAATGTCATGTTCAGGGTAATATAATTCGCCGCCCTCAAAATCATCATTATAATATATAAGTGAATTTAGATCATACGTAGGGAATGGATTTGGTGATCCATCGTTTAGCTGCTTATCAGCATGTGGACGTTGCTCTATCCCAGGAAACCATCTTATTATAACTGGTGGTCTAACTGACAATTCAACATTAAAAGAATCTTCTAAAAAATATTTCATTTTTAATATATATTTGTCAACAAGATTATAAATATCTAAATTTATCTTAGATAAGATCTCACCACTACACTGTCTGTTCGACCAATAGGAAGCATCGTATGTGCACGTTCCATCTTCTGAATATTGATTTTCACCAGCATCCATCCATTGATTAATTTTTGGTAAAAAATCTTGTATAATTTTAAGGTCTTCTAAATCTACAAAGTTTTTTATAATTTTTATATTGTCTTTCGAACTGCCAAAATGTCCTGGTTTTACTAAAGATTCTTCCACTGGTTATCCTTTGCAAGCAAAAAGTTTATGTGGTATAGTATATCATTATCACTTATCGATTGGAGATTTAAATGGAATTTTTTCATGTTGGCGCGTGTGCAGATAGTAAAGACAATGCTAAATTCGGCATCTATTTGTACAGAAATGCTATTCCAAGAGAGTTAAATATCCCAGAAAGATTAGAAGAAGCAATAGGCGACAGCACGCACGAGTTGTTTAAGTGGTCAGAAGCGATGGTTGGCTATAACGTAAAAATGCCGGACTATAGAGATTGTGTAGACCTCAAAATGAGCCCAAGTCATTGGCAGTATTTGACTCCAGAATTTGAAGAAGTAAAAAAATGCTACGAAGATGTAGAGACAAATTTAAAGAAATGCCTGACTCATTACGAATCTTTATATAATTTTAAGATGGATTATATGGAAGCTATAAACTTTGTTAGATATAAGCCGGGTCAACATTTTGCGGTGCACGCTGACCACGGTTTTTCATATACGTGTACATTGTCTTCGGTCATGTATTTAAATGATGATTATGAGGGTGGTGAATTGTGGTTTCCTTATCTCAATATAAACTTTAAACCACAAGCTGGGGATATAGTTTTGTTCCCTTCAACATATATATATGCGCATTCTTCATTGAAAGTAAAAAGCGGTGTTAAATATTCTGCTGTTACTATGTTTGATTATAACGACAATAACCACAAACATGGCATTGGCTATGGTGGTGACGGAAGCAAAATAACAGAAAATGTTGGGATATCTAAAGCGGACAATGTTCCTTTAACATACCCAATGCCACAATAGGAGGGCATTATGGAGAATCAGCAAATAAACCCGTTGGAAATGCCAACAGTTGAATACTATGATGAATCTATATATGATTTAAACCTAGAGTCTTTAGACGGAGAAGAAAACATCTTTGAAAAGAATAAAGGCAAAGTTACAATGCTCGTTAATGTTACCGGAGAATGTGCTAATTCCCCACAGTATGTAACTATACAAAATTTATATGATAAATATAAAGATTTGGGTTTTGAAGTGGTAGCGGTTCCAAGTACAGATTTCTGCGACCATGCATATGGAGATTTTAAGGACTCAAATGCAAGCCCAGAACTTATGCGTAGCCATATGAAGGAATTGTATAAAACAGATTTACCATTTGCTAAAATGGCAGCAATCGTAGAAGATTCAGCAACAGGTTTGCCAGTTCATCCGTTCTATGAAAAAGTTCAAGAAAATAAAGACCCTATTCAAGGTAACTTTGAAAAGTTTATTATTAGCAAAGATGGCAAAAAGGTAGTTAGATACTGCAACTCGGACCTGCTGGACCTTGCGTACAATTCAGGGAATAGAACAATTAATTCCGAAACAGCGTTGAAAAGTATTACTGAAACTATAGAGCATTTTCTTGGTGAATCAGATATAATAGTTGAATGACTAAAGTTACCTTAACAAAGACAACTCAAGATGCACCAGAAATACGCCAGTCACGAATAAAGCGTGAGTGGATGGACAACACCTATAACAAGCATGCCTACCAGTGTTTGCCTATGACGTATGCAAACGTTTATGGCTGGGAATTGATCTTGCCGCAAGATGTTGTCGCTCAGTGGGATGGCGGCAATACAGTACCTAAGATCCTTGAAGGCGCAGAGTACAAGGGTAGACAAATAGCTTACGGTGGAATCATTGGAATGGTTTCCTTTTCTACTGGATGGGCATTCGGTACTGAAGACGGTTATGAAACCTCAATTGGAGGTTCTCCAAATTACATGGTAGATGGAGCTTCTCCTTTGTCGGCAATAATACCGAGCAGCTGGTGGCCAGATGAATTCCAAATGAATTGGATGATAAATAAAATTGGGGAACCAGTTGTCTTTGAAGCAGGGATGCCCTTTATGTTTTTTAATATTTTTGATAGCACAGTTACAAATAACGTAGAATTCAAAGTAGAAAATTTGTGGGACAAACCAGAGCTAATGAACTCTAGGCAAAAATATGGCGATATGAAAATGAAAAATAATCAAGAAAATCCTTGGACATGGACAAAAGGAATAAGAACTGGCGTTGATGCAGACGGCAATAAAATCGGACCAAGTTTTACCGGTTTACCAAAGTTAGATGAACCAAGTTTATGAACGCAAAAGATAAAGCAATAATTTATTTAGATAACTCTATTAAGCATTTGTCTGAATTAATAAAAAAATCAAATTTTGATTCTTTAGTAAAAAACGCAGAACAATCTTTGTTAAACCAAAAAAACGCTTTGAAGGAAATTAAAGATGGAGCCTAGACAAATCAGTGAAGAATTAATACATGAATTTACGGAAACGATGGACGATGCTATCCCTGTTTATTCTGATGAAGATCAAAATATCATAATGCCAAATGGCGGGACAACAAGGGAGTATGTTTTGACTGAAGTATTTGCTGAAATGAATAAGTATGTGATACTCCCATTATCTCCATCTGTGGATGATCTAATATGAAAACCTACAATGCGGAAAAAGACTTAGAATATATTAATGAGCAATTATATTTATATTTATATATAATTGGTTTAAATCCTAAAAATATTGACGAGTATTCAATAGACCAAATAATAAATTCTGCAAGAAATATATCAATAGCTCCTATAAGCGAAGTTGAGTCAGGCTCCATGGATCTTTCAAATGATCCTCTTTATTTATTTTTAAAAAACCAAAGAATATCTTTAATTGGAAACATTAGAAGAATTTGGTACATGCGACAGTTAGCAATTGGAGCAATCAAAAATGCAGTATGAAATAGATTATTTTGATAATTTAGTTAAATTAATAAAATACAATGATATCGAATCAGTTGAAGATTCTATATCAAAAAGTAAAATAATAAATGAATACTTAGAGGCTTTTTCTATAGATAAAAGAAAAATAGCTGCTGGTATGGATTTTATGATTTGGTATTTTGATGTCTTTAGTAAAGAAAGTCATTTTTGGAATGTCAATCCTGCCTACTTCTATGCGGCTAATACGCATGAATTTGGTTTTCTAACAGCTAATCCAAAAACTTCGCTAATGACACTCCCGGCTTTTAATACTGGTTTAGCGAGATTAATGGAGAAGAAATCAAAGCTTTCTTTATTAAATAACTATCAACTACATTTATTTGAGTACTATATAGGTGATGAACCGTGGTCTTACGACACTGTTACAATGCAGGATGTACAATCTGGCAATGGTGGCTACTATGATTTCATATGTATGAGCATTCATGACGTTATCCATGATCCAGATTTAGTTATAGATTTTTTTAATTTATTAAACAAAAATGGAACAATGATGATGCTATATACTGGCACTGATCAGCTTTATAAAAATGGATCAATATATACTGATTTTTATGAAGTTCACAGAAATTTAATTAATATTAAAAATTCATGCGTTTATCATAACCCTACAGGAGCAGCTGTTACTTATGCAGTTAGTTTATAAAAGATGATTATTATAGATGATTTCATAAAAGATAAAAATTTATTAGAAGAAATAGAGTTAACTCCAAATTTCTTTCCAGAATCAATGGGCGACGAAGAAAAAATAGCTACCGTCTTAAACGGTTACCATGATGGACAATGCGATTGTTTTGCGCCATATATGTTTTGGGATGGTTGGTTAAAATCTGAAGCTAATACTCCAAGAAAAAGATTAATTAAAAAAATATGGGAAAACAATCTTCCATTTCCAGTAGAGGACGTTTGCGGTTTTGAGTATTGGACTAGAACTTTTAAGCCTGGACAATTTCTTGATACTCACGTAGATGAAGATACATTTCTTTACGCAGATAAAAAAATATTTAGAGGACCAAGAATAGGTTGTGTATATTATCCGCACACCAATGATGTGGTTGGTGGATTTTTAGAGATGCATCCTACAGCTATTTCAGAAGATACAGCTAACGCTTTAGAAAAAGAAAATATAAATCATTTAATAGTTCCAATAGAATTAAGAGAAAGAATATCTTGTAAGCCAAATAGGCTAATAATTTTTGATGCTGGACACGTGATACATAACACAACTCCACCGATTAAAGGTGTTCGAAAAGTTGTCGTAGTAAATGTGTGGCATAAAGATAATCCACCATCAGCTTTAAAAACTGGTGAATTTTATTATGAATGAAAAAATTGATTTATTTACATTAAGTATATGTAAAACTTTTTTGAAAAATATTGATAACGACAAGTTATTGAAAGAAATAGAAAAATTTGACACAACACCAAATGTAAAAGATCCATCACCAGCTCATACTTTTTACGAAGATAAGCTCTATCCTTTTGGTCAACCAGAATCAATGAAGTTAGTTGATGAAATAACTAATTCTGTCAATCATTTTACTGGCTCAGATATGGTTATGGACTCTATCTGGACTATAACTCTAGAAAAAGGCCAGTCTGTTTTAAGCCACACACACAAAGTAAATACTCAGCTTTATCCAGAAGAATACTATTCTGTTTCATACTATGTAAGCGCACCAGAAGATAGCGCAGATCTAATATTTGTTACCACACACTGTAACACAATAGAGAGAGCAACTTCAATCAAAACAGAGACAGGAATGTTGTTGATATTTAATTCTTACATTCCTCATATGACAAATAGGCAATATTCCGAAGAAAAAAGAGTTGTCGTAAGTGCAAACTTTAGTCCTAAAACACCGAACACTAACCCTACCGCAGATTGGTCGGAATATAGGGTGCCAAATAGGTAAGGAAATAAGTTTTTAAATACTACTATTATTGTGGTATAATTATTATTTAGGGAGATTTTTATGACTGTAACAAAAGAAACTTACAAAGAATTCATAGGCAATATAAAGATTAATGACATAGAGCCTATCATCAATGCCCCAGAAGTGGATTTTGCTGCGGTTGACCATGTTGTTAAAACTAATTTTGATATAATGTTTACTTGGGATTATTCTTTAGCTCGCACACAATTAAGAAAGCTTTACGAAAAAGCTAAAAATAATCAATGGAATGGAGAAACTGCATTAGACTGGTCTACTCCTGTTGATATAGAAAAGTCTGTAGCTGAAGACTATGCAAATTTTGGATCGACTAGAGAGATGTCAGCCTATGAGGGTAGCCCTATAGAAAATTGGGGCGATAAAGAATGGCTGCAATTTGGCTTAGAAAGCAGAAGGTGGATGATCTCACAGTTCATACACGGAGAGCAAGGTGCTCTGATTTGTTCTGCAAAACTAACACAAACATGTCCATGGTACGATGGCAAACTTTTTGCTGCAACACAAGTCGTAGATGAAGCTCGACATGTTGAAGTTTTTGCAAAGTATACTAATGAAAAATTGGGTGGAACACTTCCTTTTAACTGGCATATCCAAGGCTTGGTTGACGATACTATTGCCGACAATCGTTGGGATATAACCTATCTAGGAATGCAGATTATGGTTGAGGGGCTCGGCCTTGCATCGATGGCGTATATGCGTGAATTAACAAATGAACCGTTGTTGAAGCAATTGTTGCGTAATGTTATGGCTGACGAAGCGCGTCATGTTTCATTTGGTATTATCTCACTCAAGGAGATCTATGCGGAAATGACCGATTCAGAGATTATGGAGCGTCAGCAGCTTGCCTATGAAGCTAGCATAAAGCTTGGGGAGCGAATGCTGCAACAAGAGGTATACGAAAAGATGGGTGTTAAGACAAAAGACATTGCCCCGTTCTTATTGAACGATCCAGCACAGGCTTGGATTAGAAAGATGCTTGCGGCTAAGATTGTCCCAAACCTTAGCAAGCTAGGGTTGCTAGATAGAAACGGTGCTTGGTTGCGTAGAAAATTTGAAGAAATGGGAACAATAGAATTTGAAAACCTTGGAGATTCTGAAGAGGAGTTTTCAGCTTTTATACATAGTTACTAATTATGAAAACACCTAATGATTATAATGTAGATAGAGTTTATTCCTATGAAAGCTCTGAAGATCTAAAGAGATATTATAATGATTGGGCGGATGAATATGATAGTTATGCAAAAGACGTAAACTACATCTTGCCAGAAAAAGTATCCGAAGTATTTTTTAAGTACGTTTCTAATAGTAATTATAGTGAAACAAAAAAAAATAGCATATTAGACATAGGTTGTGGTACCGGATTATTGGGTGAAAGCCTGTCTTTTATTGATGATAATCTTTGGATTGAGGGCGTTGATATATCTTCTTCAATGATAAGGATAGCTTCTTTAAAGAGAAGAAAAAATTTTTTACCTGTATATGATTGGATGATGGTAGACGACTTAACTAGCCCAAAGTTAATGCTAGAAAGTTATTATGATTACTTTATAAGTTCTGGAACATTTACTCTTGGTCATCTTGGTTCTAGTGATTTAATTAATTTATTAATTTATTTAAAATCACAAGGTATAGCAGTTATATCAATAAAAGAAGACCATTTTATTCATGATAACTTTAAAGAAATTTTTGTAGAATTAGAAAAAAACAAAACAATACAAGATATAATGTATTACAAGGTGAACTCTTACGAATCAAATTTTAAAGCAGATTCAATAATTGTAAAATTTAAAAAGGTTTAAAATATTATGATACCAAAAATAATATGGCAAACCCATAGTTATTTAATTGAAGATCTCCCTCTCTTTGCTAAGGGCCCCATGCTATCTTGGATTGAGCAGAATAAAGATTATACCCATAATTATGTAAACCATTTTGAAAGAGAATCTTTTATATATAATATTTTTGGGGAAGATTGGCTTAACTTCTATAAGCAATGCCAGTCGCAAGTTTTTCAAGCAGACATGTGGAGAGTCTTATGCCTATACGAATACGGTGGTATATACGCAGACATGGATACGATATGTCTGTCTGGTATAGATTCTTTTTTAGATTTAAATAAAGACTTTATTTGTGAAGCTGGTTTTCCAAAAACACATGGGTGGATAAATACTTCAATTTTTGCTAGCGAACCTAAAGGAAAGTTTATAACAAAATTAAAAGATCTTTTGTATAAAAGATGTAAAGATAAGGATGCAGAACCAATAACGGTTGAAGATTGTGGACCGTTAGCATTTAGTGAAGCAATGGATAAATATATGGATGACGGATGCGACATGTCGGACATTAGTTTATGCGAGTTTAATTATCCAGTTAATAATAAAGAATCTGTTTTACAAATTTTTGGGTCGACTACTTGGAATGATGTTAAATGGGGTTTTGATTTTTCTTATTTAAATGAAATATATAGTTCAATTATAAAAGATTCAAAAACAGATATTAAAATTTATACCAAAACAGGTCATGGTGGCTGGAATGTTTGATGAAGATATTCTTAAAAAATTAAAAACAAATAAAATAACTAATTTACAGATAGATCCTTTTGGCTATTGTAACGCAAAATGTTGGTTTTGCCCTGTGGCATATAGAAAAATGCCTGCGCGTACCGCAAAGCATATGAGTCCAGATTTATTTGAAAAAATAATTCAAAACATAGTGCATGAAAAAGAAAAACTTAATGGAATTGTTTCTACTAATTTTAATCATTTTTATACAGCACATTATAATGAAATCTTATTGTATAAATATTTAGAAGAAATGTTAAATACAGCTCAAAAATATAATCTAAAAACATCAATTTTATCTAATGGAACAAATTTTACTGAAAAAAAAATTGAAATATTAAAAAAATATGAAAACACAATAGCTGGCATTTATTTAAACATACCAGCTTTTGAAGAAAGCCTTTGGAAAGAAAGATCAGGAATAAAAAATAAATCATTTGAAGATTTAAGAAAAAATATTATTAATTTAATGAAAGTTTTTCCAGAAATGGTAAAGGAAAAAAAAATATGTGTTGGAGTTAATATACCCAATGAGCAGTCCGTAGACAGTTTATCGCTAGGAAAAAATGCACCTAGCATTGACATCTCGCAATATGGTGAATCTTTTAATCAAATAAAAATGGCTAAAAAAATGTTTGATGGTTTAACGGTTTATTCTTCTCCAAATTTAACTGATCGTTCTGGATTTTTATCTAAAGAAAAAATAATAGATAATAATAAACTTATACAAATAAATAAATATTCAAAAAAAGAAGTTAAAGATTGTAACCTAGGAGAAGACGGAAGATTGTACGGTTGGGTGCATGTAAATTCGCTAGGAGAAACATTTATATGTTGTAACGATTATGACTATGAGTATGTTTTTGGTTCATTACAAAATAAAGAATTAAGTGAAATTTGGTTTAGCAAAGAACATATTGAAACAATTAAAAGATCATTAGAAACAATGTGTAAAAAATGTTGCAACGCAGTGTGGGGGTGAAAGTATATGGCTTATGAGATGATAGGCAAGAGTCCAACATCCGCAGTGGGGCTGTGTGTCAGATTAAATATTTGGAAATGGTATGAGTTTGTCAGAATGATTAGCTATTTTAATATAATCTCTGATTTAGAAATTTCGTCCTGGATGACAAATGATCAAGTTGAATTGTCCAGTGAGGAAGCAATATTATTATCGGAAAATATAAAATCAAATCTTGATAACTTTGATTATTTTATAAATGAACTTTACAAAGAAGACATCCCCTATTCACACATGCCGTGGCACAGAGAAGTTTGTTGTCCAATTTTAAATGGATCTGACATCAAATATGTGCTATTATTTTTAGAATCATGTGGTGGGTTTAAGGTTAGATGAAGGTGGAAAGAATGTATAAGCCGAGAATAATTGTATTTACCGATTTTCTACCAAAGGAAGATTGGGAAGTTGTAGATAAGTATTGTAGAGATAATAAAGAAAAATTTCCATATGTCGGTTACGGTTCTCCGGTTAGATGGAAGATAGAGGAGCATTCTAAAAATCCAGATATTAAATATATTCGTTCTTTTTTAATTTCAGAAGAAGAATACGATCTATACATGAAGGGTGAAATACCGGAGCCTTATCCAAACGATACAAAGCATGGCGACAACTATGTGATGTCGGTAGAAGAGATCCAAAAGATTGAGGAAGAGCCACCTGTAACTGCACTCATGCACCATTCTAAATGGCCAAATAGCTTACTGCAAAATAAAACATTTGACATTATAAGCGGTTACCTGTCTGGTGTCGTAAGTATAGTAAAAGAAGTATATGGCGAAGATTGTTTCAGTGAAAGTGGCCCTTGGATAGCGGTAGCTAGAGAAGGTGGCTATATGAATATGCACTGTGACGGAACGTTTATACATAACAGGGACGCCATTACACAGTATTCTAGCGTGTATTACATCAATGACGATTACGAGGGCGGCGAATTCAATATGCCGCTGATGGGCTTTAAGCTTAAACCTAAAGCAAATTCGCTTCTTATTTTTACCCATTCTTCCCATGAAGATATGGCACATGAGGTAACACCAGTTTTATCTGGTGATCGTTTTGTTTCACAAGGATTTTTTGCCATTACAAAAACCAATAGCTGATGTGGTATAATTAAAAAGACAAAGGAGACAAGTATGCAACTCAATAATTACGATTCACAAAAAGCTAAAGATCAAGCTAAATCTTTCTTGGAAAAATCAATACAGACTTTAAGCTTGCTGCTGGATGTAAACTATGAAAATTTAAATAAAGATTCAAAAAATCCATTTAGCGAAAGCCTTCCTCAGCACAACGCATTTAATTGTCTTATAGATGAGATAGTTTCTTATAGGAAAATAGTTTAATTATGAGTAGTATAGGTGAGCCAAATAGTTTTGGAATGGAAACAAGACAAGGGGAATCTATAACTGATACCCCAGACTGGGACAACGAAATTATAGAGTGGGACTCTGCGACTGGGATATATTATGTTGCCGGCAAACCGGTCAGCATGTGTCAAGGTGTTGCAATGTTTAAGGAAGAAAAAAAAGAAGATGAATAAGTATAGGCCGCTAGAAGATCTGGAGCACCGTTCCCAACACTTGGCATCTTTTTTGTTTATTCTTGGAATTGATGAACATGATTTTGAATCTACCAAAATAGATGATGTTATAAATCTTATTAGGAATAGATACGTGTACAAACACAGCCATCCAGATTACAATATAGCGGTTCAAGAATACGTTAAAAAACAAAGTATTGTTTTAAATAGGGGAGTTAGAAGAGCTTGGTTTGATGTGCAAGTTGCTTCGTACGAGGTGCAAAATGTCGGGTGATAAAAAGTATGAACCACAGTTATCTTTTGATTTTACTAGCTGGGAATATGATTGGCGATCATATGCTAATGAGTCTACGAAAAAAGATGGACCAGAGTCAGTAGCAATTTCTGATTATTTATTTAATACAGTTGGTGTAGATAGAAGAAATATAGCTACTGGCGGGGCCAGTGATTATGAATTTGTTATACATTACCCAAGACCAAATTTAGCTGACTCATACGGTCAATCTCAGTGGATGCCGATACTATTAATTCAGATGCTAATGGATATTAGTAGAGGCAAGAATATACTGGCATTGTCGGGGGGGCTAGATAGATTTAGATTGAAGCCTTTTCAGGATATCTACGGGTCTAATATATATATGTTGAATAATAAAAAAACAGCAATGTATGAAAAGTTCCAAAAAGAAAATACTCCAATAGAATATGATGTTGTTAGCCATCAGGATCTAGAAAAAGACAATTGCAATAATTATATGTTTGATATGATTGTGGGATGGTCACAGGACATGGAGAATCCCTTTGTGCCTGTACATTTTTATCTTGATAGATTAAATACAGGTGGGATTCTAGTGATCCAAAATTCATCAGATAGCATTTTTCTTTACCAAAATGATACTCAGGCATCTCCTGTTTGGGAGTATCACAATGAGATAAAGTCAAGAAAAGACTGCAACATGTATCACATACCTTTGTTTTATGGGGTTACAGTTGTCATTAAACAATAATAGGTGATATAATTGTTTTATGATTACTAAATGGAAAGCAACAGTGGTTAATCCACTTGGAACAGAAAAATACAGTGTAAACCTGGACAGTACGGATGACTTAGCCACCGCTACGGCGTCAAGCGAAAAGGGTACCGTGCAGTTTGTGCAAACACAAAGCCTAAGTCCTCTATTCGCCGCAAACATAGAAGCTCCAATGAAAACAAGATTAGAGCTAGAATTTAGCACCAATGATTTTACCTCAAAAGATATGTCAGCTGTTTTAAGGGTAGGAGATTTTTCTAGTATGAAAGTAGATTTGGTTAGATATGAATAATTCAGCATACGATATTGAGCTATTGTCAATCGACGGCTCATATGACATTATGGGGTCAATGAAGGGCAAATTAACTCTTGTAACAAATATAGCTTCAAAATTAGGCTATGATCCTAAGTGTAGTGTAACTTTTTCTTACGCAAGAACTTGTAAATATTTATGGGAACTTGAATTCATTTATCAAAAATATAAAGATCAAGGCTTTAGCGTCGTTGGTATACCATGTAATCAATTTGGGAAACAAGAGCCAAAAGAGAATAACGAAATAGAAGCTTTTATCAAAGAAGCTTATCCTTTTGTAAGTTTTCCTATTTCTCAAAAAATAGAAGTTAACGGCAAAAATGAACATCCGCTTTATTCTTTTTTAAAGGGACCAGAAAAAAGAGGATATTCAGACACTACCGCAGACAGCAGCGATGCAGCTATTGAAGGACAGAATTTAGTTGGTCAGGCAATAGCAAGAATTCCACATAGCTACGAAAAATTCTTATTAAGCCCTCAAGGAATGTTTATTACTAGATTTAATTGGCAAGATGGACCACTAGATGAGGAGCCTAGAGTTATGGGCGCTGGGTGGACCATTATGGAAGCAATAGAGGAGATGCTAGGATGAGCTACAATATAGAGTCAGAAAATTCCCAAATTAGAGATGTAGCGTTCCCCTCTAGCCCACCCCTTAATGAGGACACTGTAAAAGAAATATCCACAATTGAATGCGAAATTCTTGGCCCAGGTGTCGTGGTTTTTAGAAACGCTTTTCAGATAGATCAGGACGCAGTGCTAACGCATATTGATTCTAATGCAGAAGAAGCACACAAAACCCGATGGGAATATGTTGAGGTTGATGGCGTAAAAATGGGCATCAATGAAGATGGCTTTAGGTATAGGATGGAAGACGTACCAGCAGCGCCAATAAGATTGCTTGACCCGGTAAACGAATCTACGCCTAAAGAAGTAGAAGAGTTTCTATACATTTTGGAAGACCAAATATACAAGTGTCTAATAAAGTATATAGACCACTACCCCCTGATGCTTGGTAGCATATGGTGGAAGACAAGAGGCCATATATTGCGCTATGGAGATGGGGGAAGACTTGGTTGTCACGCAGATAATGATACTAATTATAAGGTGACAAAAGGCGTTAGGTATATGCCAAAGGGTATGGTCGCATCAAGACAAACATGCGGTGCTTTAATTTACCTAAATGATTGCGTAGATTCTGAAGAAGAATTAAATGGAAGAAATTTTACAGGCGGACATCTTAGGTTTGTTCATTTGGGAATTTCTTATAAGCCAAGAAAAGGTGACATAATATTCTTCCCAACAAATTACGTCGCGTCCCACGATGTAGAGACTATGGGTAAGGGTGTTAGATATAGTTATTTAACTTTTTTTGGTCAAGGCGCAAATGATAAGAGCGCAAATATTATGATAGTTGAACCAGATGAAAGTTTCCAATGGTGTCCTCCTGTTTGGTTGAATAATATATATGATGATTACGAAATGTATTGCAAATCTCCATATTCTATTTTTTCTGATCCAGGAAAAAACAATGTAGAAGTTGGTTGGAACCCAGTTTACCAAGGAAGAGAAGTCGCACAGTACAGCGCATCACACGATGCGGTTGAGGTTGAAGAAGCTAAAGCTGATACTGTATCCGAAGATCTACCAGAAGGACCATGCGGTACTGAAGCTGTAAGAATCTAATATTATGAAAATAGAAAAATTAGGAACTGGAATTGTCCTATTCCAAAATGTTATCAACATGGAAGAATACCCTGAGATAATACCTTTCATAAAATCATTAAAGCAAAAGGCAGTAGAAGAAGATTATACGATAATTAAAAATGAACGCAATGAAAGTGTATATGCCATAAATAGAAGTGGGCATAGATATGCAATAGAGGATATAGAAAAAAGCTCTAGCCACATTATGAATTTTTTAGATAATAATGATTCTGATAAAATAGAATTGTTTTTTATTGAATGCGAAAGAGCTTTTAGGCAGTGCCTTCTTCAATACCTTGAGATATATCCGATGGCTCTTCCAAGTATATGGTGGAGAACTCAGGGGCATATATTAGCATATGGCCCAGGGAGCGACATGGGTCTCCATAGTGACAATGATGTTAACTACCAGCCTGGATTCGAACCAGATCTTCAAGTGGCAACTAGAAGTGTTTTGGGGTCTATCTTGTATTTTAATACATCTGTAGATTCAAAAGAAGAAATTATAAAAGACGAATATCTTGGCGGACATATAATGTTCCCGTATTGTGATGTTGATTATTCTCCAAAAGCAGGAGATTTACTAATGTTTCCATCCAACTTCATTGCCTCACACGAGGTTAAGGAATGTTACGAAGGTGGAAGATATGCCTATATTGGTTATTATTCTCATGGTTCGGAGCACATAGAAAGAGGCATACAATTAATTAATGGGGATCTACCTGTTGGAAAACAGGGTCAAATATGGATGCCAGAGATAGTTGAAGAATATAAAGAATATATATACAATAAATACCCCGATAAGCCTGAAGATTTTTATGGCGATTTGCTCCAGGCAACCAAAAGAATGTATAATAGCGCTAATACACTAAAGGAAGTAAACCATGAAATTCAATGACGTTGATGCAAAGCATCTGGGTGGCGGTGTAGTTCTATTTGAATCAGCAATCGATATTGATTGGGATTACATTAGAGGGTTTAGTAGAGACGCTATTAATAAAGAAAAAGAAGAAATGTATGTCCCCGCTGTAGATCCAGAAACCGGCGATGAAATCTACCTTAATAAAAGTGGGTACTTTTTTGGCAAAGATAGTATTGACCAAATGCCAGGAAGAGGATCAGCGATACATAGATATAGTGACGAAAAGATAAAAGAAATATTTGATTTTGTAGAAGAATCAAAAGATAAGTATTTGCTCAAGTATTTTGAACTGTTCCCTTTGGCATTTAAATGCGTATGGTGGAAGGTTAAGGGACACATAGTTCAGTACAAGAAGGATGTTTATTTGGGCAGCCATTCCGATGTTAGTGCAGATTACATATATGACGTTTGGACACCTAAAGACCAACTCGCGACTAGAAATACAATAAGCAATGTATTCTACCTAACCTCTTGCGTTGACACTGTAGAGGAGTTAGATGGCACAAATTTTGTTGGAGGCCATCATTATTTTAATTATTTAGATATAAATGTAAAACCAAAAAAAGGTGATCTATTGATGTTCCCTTCTAATTTTATGGCAGCACATGAAGTCAAGCCAGTAGAGGATGGAGAAAGATACTCTTATCTTGGCTGGTACAGCCATGGAACCCCAAATAGTGAGGTTGGGGAATCAGTTGTTGACCCAGGAAAAGAGCTAGAACTAGCAAAAAATGCCACCAACCTCTACATGCCTACCCTGGTTTCTGACTATAGAAGCTACCTTTTATCAAAGGGTTATGATGAATCGTCCGAGCAGTTTATGTTAACAAGATCGAATTATTAATATGTTAAAAAAAGATTTTAAAATAGAAGATAAAGGTTCCGGGCTATGTGTAATGACAAACGCATTTGATATTGATCAAGACATGCTTTTTGAATATATAAACTGGCTTAAGCAGGAAGAGGAAGACACCTTTACTTATTTGGAAGAAAATGGCAAAAAGTACGCTATTAACAGAACTGGTTTTAAGTTTGATTTATCAGAAGTAAGAGAGGCGCCAGAAAGATTCGTTGATCCGCTATGCAGAATGTCGAGCAGAAAGCCAACCGCCGAACAATGCAAATTAATATATGATTTAGAGGATTTAATTTACGAGGCTTTGGTTGAATACGTAAAGATATATGACGTAGCTGCAACAGTTTGTTGGTGGAGAAGCCCTGGTCACATAGCTACTTATTCGGACGGTCAAAAAATTGGTCCTCATTGTGATGATCAAATTCCATGGGAATATGGTGTAGCTCCAAGAAATGAGTATCCAAAGCACAGTAAGGTAAGTATAAACATATACTTAAATGATGGCGTGGATTCTGAGGAAGAATTAAATGGAAGAAATTTCTTGGGCGGAGACATAATATTTAAATACGCGAAGTATAGACATAAGCCAAAAACTGGTAGTATAACTATATATCCAACTAACTATGTTGGCACACACGAGGTTGAATCAGTTACCGCTGGGAAAAGAATAGCCTACCTTGGAGCACTTCTTTATGGGACTCCGGCTAATGCTAGCCCCGTTCCAGAGGTTGGAGAAGAGAGAATATGGCTACAAAATCTAAGAAAAGATGCTGGGCTAATGCATTAATCATTATTACTATTGTCCTATAGGATACTTAAGTATTGGGATAATATGATTTATAATGAGGCAATAACCTACGATAGCCCTAATGTGTCTTATAACGGCACGTTAATAATTTATGCAAATAGCTTAATAAATCCAATTGTATTAAACAATATAACTATATTTTATTCATCAAACGAAGATTATTCAAATTTAACAACAATTGGCGTTATAAGCATGGATATAAGTCCTCAGGGAATTGTTTCTGTAGAAGTTTTAGATAAAGACGTATCCGCCATATTGTCAGCTCAGGTAATATCGGTTGGTACACCAGGAGAAATATCTATAGTTAGTTAAACTAGGCTACTATAATTAAAAAATGCAAGGTTTATTGGAGAAAAAATGACTACCAGCAGTGTACTTGTTAATGATACTGTAAGAATAAAGGTAAAATTTGTTGACGTCAACAATGTTACTGGAGCACAAATATTGGTTACCCCTACCTCTGTTTTGGTTACGATCTACAAGTCAGACAATACACAAATTGTTTCAACGACAGCAACAGCTCTTACTGGCTCAGAATACTATTATGATTTTACCCCCACAATTGCTGACACGTATAAAATAGTTTTTGTAGGCAATATACCTGGTGGAAGTTCCATAACCGTTAACCAACAGCTTTATGTCAGCACATCTACAGACACATATAAGCCTGTTATAACATTAAAGGCAGATGAAATAATTACCTTTGCAGCAGATGTTGACCCAATTTATTTAAACCCAGAAGAAATGCAAGCATACTTTCCGGAAGCATCTCTGCTTGAAATAGGAGAAATAATTCATTACCATTCAATGGAGGTAAGAGATATCTATGGATTTAATGATTTAAATCCAGCATCTGGGATAAACTATACTAGCTTAGAATACATAAAGGCAGCAACAGCTTGCGACCTCAGCAGAACTTATAGTTATGGCGGAGATGACGACGTTTCTGTGCAGTTGGGCGACCTAACCGTTACGGCAAGAAACCTGCCAAGGACAAATATAAGCAGAGGTAATGCAGTCACCTGGTGCCAAATTGCAGCGGCGTTAAGAAAAGAAATGTTGGCTGGCACAACGGGGGCAAGAGGCTTCCAGCCAAAAGGTCTACCTACAATGCCAGTTGTAAATTCTGGAAACTATATAGATCCAGATACTGGAAGAGTAACTTACTTGACAGAAAGAGATCTTTACGGGGCAAGTAGAAAGAGAGAACTATCCTACGACCCAATGCCTAAGAGAGGCTTGCGTAATTATGATTAATCTTGAAAAATCATTTATAAACATTTTAAAAAAATGGGGTTATGATGTTTTTATACAAAGAAAAAAAGCTAATGGCAATTACGAAGATAACCTCCAGCAAGTAACCACGAGAAGCGTTTTCCCAAAAGGAAGATTTGAAGCCAAATCAGCTAGCGAAGAAGACGAGGGGATAGTCGTTAATTCTGATGTAGTTTATTACTTTGAAGGCTCCGTTAATCCAGGGGAGGGTGATAGAATCTACGAGATGATCCCCAATGTTGCGAACAAGCACACTATATATGTGATAGATACAAGTGCCCCGATAAGAGGCAAGGGCGGAAAAATAGTTTACTGGACAGTTGGAGCAACTAGAGAAAAACAGGTTTAAAGTGTTAATAGTAAAAAAAAATCAACGATTAAAATTTAGATTTACATTTGTCGGTGATGCTAGGTCGACTTCAACTACATCAACTAATTCTAAAAATATTTCATTTAAACAAATATTAAACAACAAAGCAACAATAACTACAGTTGTTAATCACGGTTTTCAAGTTGGACAAGCAGTTACAATTGCTGGGGTAGATTCAAAATTTAATGGATTACATACAATAGAGGAAGTAACTAATAATACATTTAGTTATAGAACAGTGGAATCAAATGTTAGCGTCGTTGTTTCTCCCGGCACAGCTTCTGTTACCTCCGCCCTATTGAACGGCGGTTTATCCTATGATCCAATAGCAAATGGCTCAGACGTTACGGTCAGTGTGTATAGGGGTCTTGACCAATCAGGTGCAATTATAGGAGTTCCTATATCTTATAGATATACAAACTCCACTACAAGCCCTGATGCCTACATAGAGCGAAATGGAACAACTGAGTTTGTTTTTAATTATAGAATTCCAGAAAATATAGAAGCAAAAAATTCTTTATTCAGCGGCACTTACACCATTGTAGCTAGAACCTACATCGACGGAAACTTATTGAGTTCAACAGTTCAATTCGAATTAAAAGATAGTTTATATGATTTAGTATCAGGTGTTGGTCAAGGAAATAAATCTGCAACAATAACTTATAAACCGTCTTATGATGACCTGAATCAAACTAATATGCAGTCAATATTATTAATAGGCCACGCAGATGGACTAGAATTAAATAATCCAGTAAAGATAAATTCAGTACAAAACGCAATAGATCTTTTATCTGGAAACAAAAATAGCCCTCTACTTAGGGGTGTATTAGATGCATATGGCGCAGGCGCAAGAAACATATTTATATGCGCGGCAGCCCCGATGTCGGAATATGTTTTAAGCGTAGAAGATAGAAACAAAGCTTATGCGGTTTTTAATGGACAAACTCTTAAAACTTTCTATGAAAAATATTATGAAAGATTGATTGAAACATATGGTATTATAAAACAATTAGACTATATAGATATAATTGTTCCACTAGAAGCTTCTATAATAAAAACTGGTGGAGTAGATTTCTTGTCACAACTCGTGCACTATTGCAATGATTTCCACAATGAAACTGGGTATGTGCAAATTGGCGTTATAGGCAGTAGAGGAAATGGAATAAGTTCATCCGATATTGAGTTGATTCAAAATAGCAAATATCTTAGATACAAATATACTACATTTATTAACACTACCTCTAGCACGCAAATTGCTTCTGACATAGGAAGATACGTTGTGCCAGTATATGGGGAGGCTGTATTCTCTCACCTGCAAATAAACAACACCTACACCGCTTCAGTTGCAGCAGCTGTTGCTGGGATGATAGCCCAGTCTCAATTAAATATGGGCTTAACAAGAAAAAGAATTCCAGGGGCTTTATCTTTGTACGGTGTAGACTTAAATTCTACTCAATTAAATACACTTGACTCAATGGGCATAAACACAATATATAGAGGGACTAAAGCACGTAGGGGTAATGTATACGAAGTATACCTGACTAGTGATTACACCCTTTCAAATGTTAATTCTGTGTTTTCGAAACTTCCGCAAATGAGGTTAACTTCATATGTAGCTAGCCAAGTCAAAGCGTACGGCTATGATTACATAGGAAAATTTGGACATGACAAGGTTGTAACTAGTGTTACTAATATGTTGTCAACATTAAAGAAAAATGGTTCAATTGTTGACTATGAATTTAAGGCAGAACAATCTGAACAGGAACAAGGTTTATTAATATTAAATATTAATTTAACTTCTTCTTTAGGTTTGAAGAAAATTAACCTTTCTTTATCAGCAGGACCGGCGGATTAAGATGGCACAATTACCGATCAGCATGCCAAAGCTTGGCTTGGCAGATGCGATGGATAAATCGCGTTTTGCAAACATACTCCAGTCTGATGGGAATTTAAGTTACCTAGAATTTATATCAGCTGTAAAATCTTTATGGGAAGAAAGCTTTCCGAACTATCCGATCAAGGCAACGTCAAATGGGGATAATTCTTTTACCTGGTTTAACCCAGCAACTCAAGAATACGATACCACAGATGCAATAATAGTGTATTCTTTAGAATTAAGAAAAGCTCATTCGGTTGAACCTAAACCTAGAATGAGACAAATAACAAATAATAATGTTTACGTTTATGGGCAAAGGTTTCAGAACGTTGTTGCATTTACGGCTATGTCTCCGGTCGGAAAAAGATCAGGGTCAGATTCAAATTCTGTTTCTGATGATCAAGACAATTCTTATTTGGTTGAATCTTTAATAGAATCTTTTGAAGACTTTATGTTGGAGTATACCCCAATCTTTAAAAAAATAGGTGCTTCAGAATTAGTGTACTCAAGAAGACTTTCGGATTCAGAAGTCAACAGGGATTCCAAAGACGTTCACAAGAGAACGGTCACCTACATGCTCACCACAGAAAAGGTCTTTGCAGCACAAGCTAATACGATAGAAAAGATAGCTATAGATGTAAGACAGTTTATGGCCTATGAGCCAGAATTCTTAGCCGCAGCAACTCCAAATTATGAAGATATAAACATTAACCTTATAGACTTAGAGAATACTGCTACTCCACGTCATTAAAACCTGTATTAAAATTCCCATAGTTAATATATTGATAGTTATTTTTATGACTTAGTTGTTACTATATCACAAGACTTATTCTGTCGGAGGTTCAAAGATAACATGGCTACACCGGGTGTAACAACATTAATTAGAGATCGCTTCTACAGCGTCTCAAGGCAAGATGTCCCAGCGGGACCAAGAATTGTGGCGATAGCCAAAAGAAACAAAAATGAGTTCAATCCTTCTACGGAAACAACTGCTTATAATGCTATGAACAAGGTTGCTGACCTTGACGTAGTGCAAGCTACTACAGAGAAAGATGTTATTGACGCTTTTGGTGTTGGTTCAGATCTCCATAAAGCATTTTTGGAATTGATTACTGCAGGCGCAGAAAGAATTCACCTTGTTCCACTTCCTTATGACACGCAGTTTGACCACACAAATGGACAACTAAAAAGCGCTAGCGCAGGATTTGCTAGTTATGGCGAAGATATTTTTAACGCAGCTTTTGCAGCAGCAGAAGCTGCAATCCCAGATGTTATCATACCTTGGGGTAGAGGTGGCAATTCATCAGACTGGGATGCCACAACAGGAGCGACACCAAACGCAGATGATTATCTTTTCCACGCAAACAACTCCACTACAACAGCAAATAACTGGGCATATAAGGTAGCAGCTAAAGTAAAAGATATTTCCGAAAATACTAATCCATGCATTGCAGTGATGGGTATAGCGCCATACGTAGCAAGTTCAAGACAAAATTTAACACCAGCGCAAGTTTCATCACACATGTCTTCTTCTTTGGCACTCTTGCCAGACAGGAATAATGCGCTTATGAAGGCTGTTGGTTCGTATGTTTCAATTATAGCTACAGAAGTAAAACCAGTAGGATACGCTACAACAACTTCTGGTGGAACTACAGATTACGGTTATTCAAACGGAGCAGCGTCACTTGCGGCGACTATAAGCAGAACACCATCGTACACGGGCCTAACAAACAAAGCTCTTTACAATATTGAATCTCTTCGTTACGCCCCCACGAGAGTGCAGCAAGTAACCCTGAATGCCGCAGCAGTAAACGCTGTTGTATTGAACTTTAACAAGATTGCAGTATTCGGTGGAGCAGTAACTTACTCGGCAGCAAATTCAGACTATCTAAGACTCTCAACTAAGAGAATCGTAGATGAGGCTTCACAACTAGTTCGTCAAGTATGTCAAAAGTTCATTGGCGAACCATCAACA